AATTTGCCAAGTTGATTATTCAAGAATGCCTAAACATATGCGAAGAGATGGGCGACAATGGTAAAGATGGACATTATTGTGCAGATAAAATTGCTAAAACATTTTTGAGGTGAATTATGAGTAAAGGGCTTATGCTTGACTATGATATTGCAGATAAAATTACCTTGCTAACTTTGCAAGACCAACTAAAATATTTGCGAAAAGAACTTGAAGATTATAAAGAAGGAAAATGGTTACATCCAGAAGATGTTGTGAATAATGCCGCCCTCATTGCCGCTTTAGAACTGTTGATTCCATACTACGGAGGAACCGTGTGAGTCCAATATTGCGTAATCGATACGATGAATCCAAACGAAATGGTATAAACAAAAGATTCCGTTTCAAGGTTTGGTGTATTCGAACGTTTGGTTTTGTTGTAGGATTTATTACAGGAAAATAAGATGGAGAAGACGCACCAGACCGCCGTTTGGGCGGCTTTTGGGGCTCGGACGTACTCTAGCATCAAACTAGAGCTAAAAACCGCCCAAAACCGCCCTAATTTTGTTGTTTTTTTGCAACATTGCCGAAAAAGCCCTTGACAGGTGGTGGTTTTCATGCGATACTTAAGGTGTTGGTTGTGAGATTAAGGACTAATTATGAATATTGATTTGATTAATGCTGAATTACAGACTGTTGCTTTTATGCAACAAGAAGAACAAATTGACTTGACTTATCAGGACTTCCTTGATACAATGAATGCTTACCACGATATGATGATGTATGCATCCCATTCGTATGATGAAGACGCTATTTTTTATGGAGTGAATTGAACATGGCTTATATGAATCAAGAACGCAAAGCGAAGATTAAAGCAAACTTGGATGCCGCCCTCAAAGGTACTGGCGTTAAATATTCCTTGCGTTGCGATAGTCTCTCTATCACATGCACAATCAAATCTGCGCCTGTTGATTTTATTGCTAACTCTAACGAAACTTGTGCCGCTGACTTCTACCAAGTATCCCGTGGCTTCCGTCCCAATGATACTGGCTACGACCAAGTGAATCCCTACCATTATCAGAACCACTATTCTGGTAAGGCAAAAGAACTAATGACCAAAATCGTTACTGCAATGTATTCTGGTGATTATTATGATAATAGTGATGCGATGACGGATTATTTCGATACCGCCTACTATGCTCATATCAACGTTGGCAAGTGGAACAAACCTTTTGTTGTTACCGCTTGACAAACACCACATGGTGTGTTACCATGTATCTCTTAGTTAACTCTTTTAAGGAAATTATATTATGACTAAATCTGTTCAACAATACACAAAAATTTTTGAAGTTTTGCAAAACGCAAAAGCACCTGTACCTGTTAGCACAATTCGTGCGATTGATGGTATCGTTGCGACTCGCCTTTCTACTTATCTGTGGGAAATCAAGAAAAACACGGGCTTTGCTGTTCGTGCCAATCGTGATGGCCGCACAGTTGTGAGTTATGAACTCGTTGGCGCTGGTACTGCACCTGTTGCAAAGCCTGCCAAAGTGAAGGCTGTTAAGGCTCCAGTTGTCAAAGCGGCTAAGCCTGTTGTTGCAAAAGCAAAGAAAGTTACTCCTGTGCCTGTTCGTGCTGGCGATTCCCTTGATGGAATTATGTCTGCAATGGCGAAGTCTTCTGCAAAGAAACCTGTCAACCTGTTAGATGAAATCGACACAGACGTTGCGGACTTTGAAGACCGTGAATTTGCCGAAGCATATATTCGAACTTGATATTGATTGGAGTGATATGGATGACCGTGCAGTAATAGAACGATACATCCTTGAAGCATGGGACACAGGCTTGACTGGTACTGACGTTATAACATATGTACAGTATATGTCAAGCATTCCCGTTTTTGAGATAGAACCTGTTTTACAAGATTTGATTGCGAGAATGTCAGAATGAAACTTTCACTGTATGAAAAATTGTTAAGAAACGACTGGGTTTATAAACTAATGACAAATTTTACTCTTATGGAATACTTTGTGTTTATCGTAATAGTTGGATTGATTGTATGGCTATAACTAAACTGTATCTCGACATGGATGGTGTTCTTTGTAACTTTGAGAAACGCTACTTTGAACTTTTTGGCGAAAGTCCTGGTTCGTCTAGAGACAGAAAAAACTTTTCTTCCAACTGGACTAAATTTATTGAAGGTGAAAACTTTGCGACATTAGATTGGTACGAAGGCGGAAAAGAATTGCTTGCCTACGTGCGAACTATACCAGACATTCAAATTGAAATGTTGACTTCAAGTGGTGGACTAAAGTATCACAGCGAAGTGACAATTCAAAAAACACAATGGCTTTGCGAACGTGGTATTGAATTTAAAATAAATACTGTGCCTGGGCGCAAATTGAAAGCCGAATACGCAAGATCCACAACCATATTGGTGGATGATACTCCAGACGTAATTGATTCGTTTGGAGCCGCTGGCGGTATTACTATACTGCATAAAGATGTAAATGAGACTATTGCTAAACTAAAATTTTATTGTGAAGAATATGTTCTCCCACCTCATACAGACTGAGAGTAAAAATGAAGATTGCTATTGCATCCGATGTTCACCTTGAATTTGGTGACTTAATTTTAAAGAACGAAGAAAACGCTGACGTACTAATACTGTCTGGCGATATTTGCGTTGCCGCAGACTTTCGTAAGTCTGATCCATATGGGATTGTATCGTATGGTAAAACTGAACGTTACACCGATTTCTTTATCCGTTGTGCAAATGAATTCAAAAATGTAATTTATGTTGCAGGCAACCACGAACACTATAATGGTGACTATGCAGAAACGTTTACTATTCTGCGAAACTATCTTGGACACATTCCGAATCTACACATTCTTGATAAAGAACATGTCACTCTTGGTAATGTAACATTCATTGGTGGTACATTGTGGACCGACATGAACGCACAAGACCCTGTTACACTTGCACATATTCGTGGTGTGATGAATGACTTTCGTATTATTCAAAACAGCACCGAAATGGTATCTTACAAGACTATGGTCAATGCATACGATGCTGATGGTAATGTAAAGTTAGATGAGAATGGGCAACCAATTCAACAAGCAGAATTTCATAAACGTCCAGCTAGATTCACACCAGAAGATACTGTACAGGATCACAAAAAAATGTTACAATACATTCAAGTGACTACTGCAATGCTTGGTGAGAATACAAACAAGTATGTTGTTGTTGGGCACCATGCGCCTAGCAAAGCATCTACACATCCACGATATCAAACTGAAGTGATTGTGAATGGCGCATATAGTAGCCGCTTAGATCAATTTATTCTTGACAATCCACAAATCAAATTGTGGACTCACGGGCATACGCACGAAGACTTTGATTACATGATCGGTACCACTAGGGTTGTTTGTAATCCACGTGGATACATTAATTACGAAGATCGTGCCGATGACTTTAAACTAAAATACGTGGAGATTTAATGGAAGACCCTATCGACTTTGAGAATTCTCATCCTTGCATGGAAAAGATCATTAACTCAGATAAACTTTTGCCAATCACAAAATCTGTTGCAAAGATGTTGATGCGTAATCCATATACATCATTGGGTAAATTTTTCAAAACAATTTCTGATGATAACTTGCTTGCACTTTCAGAAATCATTGAAGAAGGTGATAGCGAATTCAATGATGGTATAGAAGATGTTGTATTGATGACAGAAATGTTATCCCGTGCCGAAGGTGTGCCAAGTCAATGCATTGATGACATTACCGAAAATGTAAATTACTTTGGTGCGTGTGTGACATGCGTTTCACTTGCACGTAAGGGGCTTGTTCGTGTATACTATGATAACATGTCGTTTGGTAGAGACCAAGGCGATAAAGTACTTGTGGAGAGACTATGAAAACTTATGACACATTCGAAAACGTTTCTGAAATGCAACCATGCATGAAACGCCCTATTGTAGTACATGCTAAAAAGATTGACGAAGATTTTCGTGTGAATACTTTAGAAGGTAATTACAAGCAAGGCAAAGCTGGTGATTATCTTATGCAAGGTATTGACGGAGAACTTTATATTTGTGATGGTCCTATTTTTGAAAAGACTTACGATTTCGTATGAACATATTCTATCTGAATCACGAACCAAAAATCTGTGCTGAAATGCACTTAGATAAACACGTTGTCAAAATGATTATTGAGTATGCACAACTCATGTCTACCGCACACCGTGTTCTTGATGGTGACAAATTCATAGATAAGACTGCGAACAATCGTAACATTCAACGTTGGCGCATGAAAAACGAAATCATTGAATATGGCTTAATGAAAGCATCACACGTTAATCACCCGTCAAACATATGGGTTCGTGCAAGCAAACAGAACTACATGTGGCTGTATCAGATGTGGACTCATCTATTGGCTGAGTATACACATCGATATGGCAAGCATCATGCATGTGAAAAATATGCAAAGTATCTTTGTGTGCCTCCAGAGAACATTGCTGACATTCCATTCACCGAACCTACGCCTGCGATGCCGGATATATACAAAGTGACAAATGATTCTATTCGCTCGTATCAAAACTACTATATACATGATAAGGCGAGATTCGCTAATTGGAAAAACAGAGAAACACCAGAGTGGTTCTTATACGGAGTAAAGAATGCCAACATACAACTTTCGCCATCGTGAGACAGGCGAAATAATTGAGAAACTTTTTAAAATTGCTGATAGAGAGGAATTCTTAGAACAAAATCCTCACTATGAATCTGTTATGCTAGGCGCCCCATCATTAGGCGATCCTGTTAGATTGGGCTTACGAAAGCCAGACAATGGATTTAGAGAAGTCCTTGCCAAAGCTAAAGAAGCACATCCAAGAGGCGATGTTAATACATTCTAATGATGGCGACACATAAAAATACTACAACATCAAAAAGGGCACCCATGGCAAGAAAACCTGCTGTAGCTAAAACAGCAAATACCGAACCAGAATTTCAACACCCCCCTAGGACAAAAGCAGTCAATAACACACTCAGACTCAGACTAGATGATTTAAAAACATTTGAACCTTTAACAGACAATCAAAAACTTTTCTTTGATGCATACAAACGTGGTGACTATTTCGTAGCACTTCATGGCGTAGCAGGCACAGGTAAAACATTCTGTGCGCTATACAAAGCAATCGAAGAGGTGATGGACAAATCAAATCCATTTGATAAAATTATTGTAGTACGTTCTGCTGTTCAATCTAGAGAGATCGGACATTTGCCAGGTGACGTAAATGAGAAAATGGAAATCTATCAACAACCATATCGTCAAATTTGCGACACACTTTTTGGTCGCAAAGATGCATGGGATAGATTAGAAGAACAAGGACACATTGAATTTATCTCTACATCATTCATTCGTGGTATGTCATTTGATGACGCTATCATTATTGTTGATGAAATGCAAAACATGACATTCGAAGAGATAGATACAGTTATGACAAGGGTTGGCTATCGCTCTAAGATTATTTGGTGTGGAGACTATCGCCAAACTGACTTGAATAAAAAGAAGAATGATGTATCAGGTATTCTGAAATTCTTTGACATTGCATATCACATGAATGCATTTACAAAGATTGAATTTACTGTAGATGATATCGTTCGTTCTTCATTGGTAAAAGATTATATTTTAGCGAAACTACAACATGAAGACGGAACCTCTAATAACTAATGCTGGCTTAGGAGATATAAACTTAAGCACATTGAATTCGAAATACCTAGCACTAGAAACTGTTAGAACTGATAACGCACACGTTAAAGAATTTCTGCGTAATTTTCAAAGTGAATTTTGGCAAGCACATAAAATCAAAATTCATCATTCTGTTAAAGTTACCAAAGAACACCTTGTGCGTGATCGTGTTATTGTCTTCATCTACAAAAAACAAAATTTTACATCTATCAATGATGTTCTTAAACTTGTTCGCAAATATGACTTTCCAGAAAAATATGTTCTTAGATTAATGTCGGAATATAAAAATTGTAGTTGTATCATGTTTGCTATTGAAGCAGATGGTGATGTGGCGAAGTACAAAGTCTATTGTGAAATTCCTTTTCAGAATTTTGGATTTGGATTTAAATGGGTTAAGTCTAAATCTGTAGTTACTAGATATGATTTGAAACCAGCAAGTGAATACAAAGCATTGATTGATGCAAGTGGTTTTAGTTTGTATCCAGAATTTTTAGAGAAGACTAGGATTACCAGAGCGGCATCAGTAAAAGATGAGAACACCAGTAAACGTGGATTTGAACTTGAGTTTGACTCTCTATATTTAAAAGACATATCGAGGGATGTATCGAACTTGACACACATGAAAATATATGATAAACTAAAAGACTTAGCTAATCTTCCTATAATACATTTTAGTGGGGGTCTCGAAAGTAACGGAGATAAATACTTTAATCTATATTTTGTGGTACTATAAAAATGAACTTTAAACATGTTGGTTGTGATATTGATTATGACCTAGAAACAGAAACAATCAATGGTAAGCGATTCTACAAGACGCCTGAAGGCAATCTATATCCTTCTGTAACCACCATCACATCTCAACATGGCAAAGATAAAATCCTTGAATGGAGAAAACGTGTAGGCGAAGAAGAAGCCAATCGTATCTCAACTAAAGCATCCAGCCGTGGTACTAGAGTACACAAGATTTGCGAAAACTATTTGAACAATGAAGAAGACTTTGCACGTAAGACGATGCCAGATTCTGTTGCTATGTTCAAGTCTCTACAACCTCTATTGGATGAACATGTTAACAACATTCATGCGCTAGAGATTCCTTTGTATTCGAATCATCTGAGGGTTGCGGGTAGAGTTGACTGTATTGCAGAATATGATGGCAAGTTATCCATCATCGACTTTAAGACTTCAAGCAAGTTAAAAGAAGAGAGTTGGATTAAAGGATACTTTATGCAATGCTCTGCGTATGCAGTGATGTATGAAGAGAGGACTGGAATACCTGTATCACAAATTGTAATTATGATTGCTGTTGATTCTGAACATCCACAAGTGTTCATTAAGAAACGTAATGACTACATCAAAGATTTTATTTCTTATCGTGAGGCATATGACAACATCGATTAAAAACATTAAACATGAAATAGATACATCTGGCACTTGTTGTCCAATACCTATGATATCAACCATTAAAACTTTAAACAGATTAGAGCATGGCGATATCATTAAGGTACTTGCTACCGATCATGGGTTTCTTAATGATATCAGAGTTTTAGAAGAGAGTGGTAAATGCATTATAATTGAATCTGGTGAGACTGATGATTTTGATTATGCGATTTTACAGAAAACATAAATAATGAGTATTGCTGTATGAAGCAAAGAGAAACAGGTTCTGGACGGGGGTGCGAATCCCCCCACCTCCACCAAAAGTATTCTAAACTGGACGCAGGATCAGAGAAGGTTGAAAGTGGATTGATCGCCACAAGTATGCTGGAGATTAAGAATGCTTTTGATGGGGGTGCATAGTTTCGACAGGGCAAAGAGTAACAGAGTGGACAGCACATCAGCAACGATGTAAAAAGAAGAAAACAAAGTAAACGCAAACGACTCACGTTTCGCATTGGCAGCCTAAACGCTGACTAGGGTTTCGACAGGTTTCCTCGTAACAGAATAACCTGTCACTATTTTATGGAGTAAACAATGAAAATAATCGATTCGACAAAAATTCCTGATGTTAAAATCATCAGCCTTCCCGTCTATAAAGACAATCGTGGTTTCTTTACTGAAACATTCAGACCAGAAGTTGAAGACGCACTTGGCGTAAAATTTCTTCAAGACAATCAATCCGCATCACGAAAATATGTTCTAAGGGGTATCCATTTTCAATGGGATAAACCAATGGGCAAATTGGTTCGTGTTAGCCATGGGCATGGACTTGATGTTGCCATTGACTTACGAAAAGACTCTGCAACATATGGACAGTATCATGCAGAATTTCTAGGACCAGACACCAACAATCAATTGTGGGTGCCAGCTGGTTTTGGACATGCATTCATTGCGTTAGAAGAAAATACACATCTAATGTATAAATGCACAGCAGTACACAATCCCAAAGCAGAAGCCGCAATCAATCCATTCGACAAAGATTTAAATGTTGATTGGGATCAAGTTGTGGAAAACATTGAAGATATCATTCTATCAGACAAAGACAGAACCGCAGGTTCTTTCGCAGATTATAAACTAAACCCAAAATTCTAATTATGAAAAATATTCTTATTGTTGGTGGTGCAGGCTACATTGGCACACGACTCTCTAATCACTTGTTTGATTTGGGATATAAAGTACATGTGATTGACAACTTTTGGTTTGGTGATAAACTGAACCCAAGCATTTCAAAAGAAAAGAAAAGCCTTTGGGATATCAAGCCAGCAGAGTTGACTTCATATGATGCAGTTATGTTTCTTGCTGGATTGTCTAATGATCCAATGGCGATGTTCAGACCAGACTTAAACTTCATTGAGAATTCTTCTGCACCAATGTATCTTGCATTCATTGCTAAAGAAGCTGGAGTGAAACGTTTTGTGTGTGCAAGTTCGTGTAGCGTATATGGCTTTACAAAGAACAAGACGTTGAACGAAAGCAGTTTAGTTAAGCCAGCATATGCATATGGTATTTCTAAATTACAATGTGAGCGTGGCTTAGAAACATTAGAAGATGATAACTTTAAACCAATTATATTCCGTAAAGGTACAGTTGGTGGATGGTCACCAAAGATGCGTTATGACTTAGTTGTGAACACTATGTTGAAGAGTGCATTCACGACACAAAAGATTGTAGTTAACAATCCAAAGATTTGGCGCCCATTGATAGATATTCGTGATGTGATTCAAGGATATCAAAAAGCATTAGAAGCAGACTTGAATGTGTCTGGTGTTTATAATCTCTCTGGTGGCAATATGACTATTGGTCAATTGGGTGAAGCAATCTATGGAGAGTTGAGAAACAGAGGATATGTTGTTGACTTAGTTATCAATGAAAACAATGACGTTCGTAACTACAAAGTTACCACAGAAAAAATTGAAGATGAGTTAGGATTCAAGTCACAGTTTACCCCTCTAGATTCATTGGCTGAAATACTTGACAATATGGATCCATTGAGTTATAATTTCGATAGTGATGAGTATTCTAACATAACGACATTTCAGAAAGTTTTAGGCAAATGAAAATACTATTAACTGGTGGATCAGGACTTCTTGGTAGAAATTTAATTTCACATTTTTATAAACACGAAGTCATTGCGCCTAGTAGTAGTGAGTTAGACGTTACCGATGCGTTGTCATTCATATCATTTAAATGTGATTTGGTTATTCATTGTGCGGCGATTGCTAAGTTTGCTGATGCAGAAAAAGATCCACTCGGTACAATAGACACAAACATTCAAGGCACATGTAACGCATTGAGACATGCGATGACTCAAAATGCTAGATTTGTTTTCATATCATCATCACACGTATTTGATGGACAAAAAGGAAACTATGAACACACAGATTTGCCTAATCCATTAACACGATATGCAAAATCTAAAGTTGCTGGTGAGATGGCGGCTTTAATTTATGAGAAGTCTTTAGTCATACGAACAGAATTTTGTGATGTTGATTTTCCATTTGATACTGCATTCACAGATAAGTATTCGTCTAAAGAATACATAGATATCGTTGCACCT